AATGATTCACTAATCATTTCAATCGGCACTCCGCGATACTTGGCTGTCGTTGCCCAAGAATGACGGAGCGTGTAGGAAGTGACAGGAGAATTCAAACGGAGAGCCCGAGCCAGATCCTTCAAACAATTATTAAATCGACGAAGAGCACTCTGGTATTCACGGTAAGCTCCTTCATCCTTACGTTTCTTATCACCGGACAGGATATCAAACAGATAGTCCGGACAATCAGGGCGGGAAGGCTGACTGTTGCGAAGCCGGTGAATCATCTCCTTCGCGGTATCCAGCACTTCCACACTGATCGGAGTTTTCGTCTTGACACGGTTGTACCGCAACACGTTCCGGTCCAAAGCTGACTTTTCCAAATGAGCCAAGTCGGCAAACGACATTCCGCAAAACTGGAACATCAGAGCGGCAATAGCCTGTGTATGGCGTAAACGTTCCGATTGGGGATCTTCATAAAGCAGCTTTCGCAACTCGGCAACAGGAAGGGCCTTCTTCTGACGGACATCCACACCCGTATAGACATCGTGAAACAGGCGGGGGACGTAAGGAGCACTACCCGCTTCCACTCCCCGATTGTAGATACTGCGAAGCATACGCATATACGTGGAGACGGTGTTGGGCTTCAACCCACATTCATAAAGATACTGTCCGTAACGTCGTAAACGTTCCCGGGTTACTTGCCTGAACGACACATTGAACGTGCCGCAGAACAGGCTGAAAGAAAGGATGGCATTTTTGTAGACATGCGCCGTAGAATAACGCCCTTCCTTTCGCAAACGACCGATGTAGATCTCTCCACACCGGCTAAATCCATTTTTACTCATCATTTGCATCACTAGTTATTTTATAATATATACCATTTGGCATGCAGCAAAAAAACAAATCTTTTTGCAGGTTCGTTGCACGCTTGCCAAAGTATAATTTATTATTTAATTTATTTAACCATTGCAAAAATTAGCAAACTATGGCAAAGAAAAAAACAAATCAACAAGAGAAAAAAGTACAAGTAAAAAAGAAGGTCCAAAAACGGAAAAAGAACACTAGAAGACATGTGAAAGGGGAAATCATCAGTTGGGAGGAACTCGAAAATAGGACAGGATTAACCGGAGATGAAACGGAACTTCTCACTGTTTATTTGCACAAATTCGAAAGAGGGGAAGTACACGTCAGATGCTCTAAAAAACTAAAAGACTTAGCTGAATATATCTACGAAACGGAGAGCTTATATATAGCTAAACATGGTATAAACGGCAAAACGATTTGCGAAGTTATCACAAATCGATTTGAATAGTTTTCAATCTCGTTAACATAAAACGAAATGTGTATTTTCAATTTTTATTTAATAGTAACTTCGTGATGTGCAGGACGGCTTTCTTTTACTCCATTTTCTTCGTACTTTGGGAAAGTTCATTTTCTTTTATAGGTAACTGATAACCAATTGCAGAAAAGTATTAATCGGCGGGGCGTCCTATTACAACAACTCGAAAATCTATATTCATAAGCCCCTTATTGGCATCAAGTGTCTGTATATTAAAATGATCATTGTACCGTCCACACTCTATACCTATAGTCCAACGATCGCCATCGACTGCCCAGGGAGTCGTTTGTACAATTACAATATAATCAGTATGCCCTTGTGAGTGATATAAGGTATATTGTCCGGTACTTGTGCGTTGTATGCGTGATATTATCATTCCGTCACCCCACCTTTGGACAGAATTTAAATCTCTTTCAACAGCAACAAAACCAAGGACTCCGGGCATACTCCAATGGTCGTTTTTGTCCATTTTCCAGTCAACGCCACCAATAGCGTCAATGCATAAATTGCAATACCCCCCAAACATCATATCCTTTCTCATCGTACTACCACTGGCGCGAAGCATGAGTGCCCTGTTGAAAGAGTTCCAATTTCCTGTAGCGGACATATAAGCAGACACGTCGAATCCGACCATGGCGGACAATGTGTTTCCAAGTGCCGCTTGCCTTTGATGATCACCAGAATCCGTTTGGACGGAAATCATGGCATCTCGTCCGCTAATGTTTTTAAGCCCGGATCCTTCAATTTCAAAACCACCAATAACGCCGTCATTTGCATTTACCGTTCCAGTAAAAGTTCCCTTATTCGCGAACACCTCTCCTTTAAATTTGTACTTTTTATTGACTGGATCAAGCTCGAACACTACTTCATCATCAACCAATGCGAATATCCCGGTACGCTTCGTCCCGTCAGGTCCGGTGAGACAATCACGTCCCATAGCGACGCCTGTCAGCTTCCCGTTACTGTCTTTTGTGCCGGAAAACATCTTGGGAGACACCATATACTCACCTCCTATTTCCGTCTTATTATTGTTCCATTCCTCAATCCACGGAAGAAGGTTCGCATCTTGACCGTCTTTTCCTCTGAATCTGATAGGAGTGCCCCATTCACCTGAATCTGCACTTTCTGCCACCTTCTGTGAAATCCAAACGACGGATGCCGTTGAATTTGTATGCCAACCTTCGGTTGTACCATTCCCTGTAGGAACGGCAGGTTCGGTTTCGCTGTCATGATAGGTTATGTAAACTCTCATACCATCCTTACCGTTTGTACCGTCCGTGCCGTCATTACCATCTGCCACCATTAACTCCCAAGCTGTGCCGTTATAGATGTAGACACGCCCGTTGTCAGTGTCACGATACACCCAGTTTTTAACAGGGTCAGCTGGAGCGGTAGACAAGTCACCTTTCCATACAATGTCCAGACCATCCTTTCCGTCCTTACCGTTAATTCCGTCCAGGCCATCCTTACCGTCAACGGTCATTACATACCAAGCATTATCTTGATAGACATAGTTCTTCTTGTCGGATGTATTGCGGTAATACCAGCCGTTCTGAGGATTGGAGGGATGAGAAGTGAACTCGCCTTTATATACAAGACTGCTACCGTCTTTCCCAGGTTCGCCTTTCAGGTTCTTTTTTACTTCACTATCCAAGTTATCCCAAGTAAGTTTCACGCCACTTCCGAAATGGAAGCCGTCAGTGTCCCAATATATAGCCCTGTTGAATATGTCACCGTTGCCTTCCTTGTCCCATCTGATATTGCCTTTTGCAATGAATCCGGAACTGTCGGGATTGAATTGGTACAGGATTGTCCCGTCATCGTCTACACCTTTCAGCATACCGTTGACGCAATAGAATCCTTTCAATCCATTCGTTCCCGGTATATCACCGCCCACACGAACCTTCAGGCAGTTGCTCCAGTCCTTTGAATAAATACCGGCCAGCACGTCAATGGCAGGTTGTGCATTTTCATCAGCGTGCATATAGATAGCGGAATGCCTTCCTGCGTACTGTGTTTCGTATGAACTGTTACCAAATTGCACTATGTCGTCCCCAACGGAAGGGGGATTAGAGACCGACACGTACCCCGATTCATCCGCCACCGTTTCAAACTCGCTGACCGGGATACGGATAACCCCGTCAGCAACGGACTCTATCTCTACATGATAAGACTTCTGGCTTCCCGTAAATTCCTTACAGCGGATAAAGTCATGCTCCACAAAGCTCATATCCTTATCCTCAAGCGTGATGAGATAATACTGCCCGTCTTCCGACAATTCAGCGGTCTTTATTTTTCCGCATCCTTGCGTGATAGCCTGCGCTCCGATAATCGCACGTATCTTGGAAACGAGCAGTTCAAACACCGTGAACTGTCCGCGCACACGAAGTGCATCCAGTTCAAGCATCCATTTGCCCTTCACGTACTCCCACAGTTTCCACCCGTGCCCGGCAAAGCCGGACACGAAATCTTCCGCATACTCCTTCACTCCGTTTGCCAGTTTCCGACCGGTCTCTTTGACCGAACAGAGGAAGCCATAAAACTTACCGTTACTTAATATTGCCATATTTATGGTATCACAACAATGAATAATACTTATCAAATAATTCTCTTAACTTTAAAGATTCAGCTTTTGTTAAAGCAGTGCTGCCACAGCAGGCGAATTTTGCAGAGATACCAGGATTGGAGGTAAATTCAGAGCCATTATTCATAAACAAGATACCTGGTCCATTAATAACTTCTGCCGTTCTAGGATCATACGTTCCTTCAAACGAACCTTTTGAATTGTCATAGTACCATTTTTTGTCACCTGACAACGATAAAACGGTAGCACCTGATTCAACCGTATTGTCTGGGGTTGCAGACAGTTGATTTGAAGAGATAAGCCTTAGAATATTACCGCTATCTAAGTTAGGCTGTATAGCTACTTCCCACACAGAAGTTTTATATCCACATATCCATCTACCTAGTTCATAATCCTTGCCACATTGTGCGATGAATGAATCAGATATCGGTAAAATAGTATTCATTGTCAGAAAATGGTTCCTTGAAGAATCTGCACTCTTTATTCCATCCGTGTTAATTATAAAGTTTGCACTATTAGAAGATGGTATTACAAGTGTTTGTGCTGTGTTTACAATATTAAATTTTACTTGTTGATAGGAACTCCCTGCCAAATAATACAATTCATCCATTTTATCAAGAATACCGTTATCCTTTAATTCATTGAGCATATTCAACAACTGCGAAGTGGAAGGTCGTCCGGAAGCGGTCAGATAAGCGTTATATACTTCAACCGCACTACCAGTTGCAGAAGATGAAGCCGTAACTGCTATTGATATTGTATTTGAGATCGATGTTTCAGATACAGATGTTGCTGTAATAGTTACATTTCCTTCCGCTTTCAAAGTAACAAGGCCTGAACTGTCAACCGTCGCAATAGCTTCATTACTACTCTGCCAAGTCACACTCTTATTTGTTGCATTAGCAGGTTGCACAGTGGCAGTCAACTGAATTGTCTCGCCTATTTTCCCACTGGTACTTCCAGTTACGGATAGTGAGGTTACGGGTATTTGTGTCTGACTGACAGAACAGTTGGCGGTAAAGCTATCAACTAACGAACTATTATACATCGATGTAGCAGTAATTGTTACCGTTCCACTCTTCTTCACTGTTATATAGCCGGATGAATTGACAGTGGCAATTGCATCATCACTACTCTTCCAAGTCACACCTTTTTGAGTGGTATTAGAAGGAGTATATGATACGGACAATTGCAAATAGTCCTGTATAGTTGACGCCTTACCAACAATGTTTATGCCAGATATTTCAATCACTTCCGGAATATCACCACCGGATATAATCGTTATCTTACCCAGATTTGTTGTAAATGACAGGTCTGTTACTTGTATTGCTCTTCCCATTATTGTATCTCCTTATAAAATTTATCGTAAATATGTTCCATTTCAACAGCGATACATCTTGCAATCATACTTCCTCCAACCTCATTAAAATGAACATCGTCTGAAAAATACTGTGTGAGAACACCGGAGGCGAACGCATGACGCACATCAATCACCGGAAGGCCATACCAGCGAGCAACACGTATTATCATATCGGAATAATTATCCAGTGTCTTGCCATTATGATTCAAGGTTATGCCTTCCCCGTTGTCACTAATGTATTGCGAAGGCGTCATGTGTGAATACGCTTCATTTTTATTATGCGGAATAGTACAGATTATAATAGGTTTATTGGGATATTTCTCTATAAGTCCGGAATACAGAAAATGAAGAGCACCGCAAAAAGTATAACGTGTCCTGTCGGAAAACGTGCCAAAAGGTTCAGACCATGCCTGATTCCAATCGTTTGTACCACCCATGACCAAAACAGCATCGCAAACATTATCCATACTTGGATAGCGGACACAAAAACAGTCCGTATTTGATTCAGCCGCAGATGCGATTCGCGTACCTGTTACACCGTAATTGTTCAGTGTGCATTGGAGCAATTTTGCTAATGGAGTGGTATACTTCCCAAACTGAGTATTACTGTCACCCAATACATTGATTGTTTTTCCTTTCCACTTAGAGCCAATATTTATCTGCAATAATGACTTAAAGTGAGTGCTCAATTCAGCTGCATCGAACCCGTTAGAGTCATATCTGAAGGCTATATTACCGTTTGAATCGCAAACAAAAAAACCTTTCTCGGTAGTAGATGCGACTCCGCCGCCGGACATATTATCGACTTTCAACTTATATTCATTATCAAAATCGTTAGTCGACAGTCCTTTTCCTGCTTCGCTATTTACCTTTTTATTTAGTTCTTCGGTTATGACCTTATTTTGTACCGGATTGGTAGAAGTGGTACTAAGTGAGGAATCAACGGTTATAGTTGTACCGCTTCCGGAATTACTCCCCTCTACCAACTCATTAATCTTGTCTTTTATGCTATTCAGGTCCTGTGCTTTCAGCACCTCGCCCGATTTAAATTCTTTTGTTAACTTATCCATATCACGCTAATTTATTTACATCTAATAAACCCATATCTAATACCAGTTCTAAAGTCACAGGAGGAGTCACTCCGCCAGAGATTGACGACACAGAGATAAACACCCATTTACCTAATACTTTGTGAAATACAGGCATGAGCATATTATCATAATCTGTCAGAGAACTAAGTACGGGTGGAACGGCTTCCCAGTTATCGTTTTTTACAAATAAAGCTCCGGGGACGGCTATGTCGACATCGAAATCTACATTATCAAGTTCCCCCAATGTAGACGTTCTGCCAGGTGTTTCTATTGAAGGTTCTTCGACGAACATATCTTCACCTTCTTCGACAATACTGTCCTTAAATTCTTCAGACAATAGAGACATTGTCATAGGTTCAACGACTTCTTTATTACGGACAACCAAACCTCCGTTAGCTGATAATAGAAAATCGGTGCTATCAGGTTGGTCCTTACGAAGAAATTTCTCATTCATCGGACTGTCTTCATCCAATTCGTGGGCCTTATCCGCATAGCCTGCTTTTACTTTCTCATGAGTAACAATCAACTCACCTGTTTCATCATCGACAGTACCAACACGCACCATCAAATATTTGTCATCTCCCTCGTCAAAACCGATACGTTCAAGAGCAGGAAGGTTTGTATGAGTATGTCTATCACAGGAAGAATTTCCTTCACCTGCTCCAGATACCAGTACAGCTGCAGAAGAGGCAGATTGTCCCTTTTCACGCATTCTTTTACTGCGTGGGACGGCCTGACGTTCTGATATGACAATATTATATTTTTCTTTCATTGCAAGCAGTTTGTTTATTCGTACTCTATTCCCTCGAAATTATCCGGAGTTATCTCCGCCAATTTCACATTACTTTCATCTTCACGTACGTCCTGAACATCCCCTACCATTAAATATGTGCCGGGTTCGCTAACATCCGTATATGTACCGAACCTGTTTAATAAGCGGACTGTGCCGGAGAGCATATTCATGCGTCTGTTATAGTTACTGTACCAAGTGCCAATCAACAGCTTTTCCAATGATGCGGATACTCCGGCACGGGTAAATATCTGTAACGTTGTACGGCTAGATACATCCAACAACATTCCCATTCCGAAATTTGTGGAGGTACATGGTGTTCCCACAATCGTTTCAATCTTCTTTTCTTCTTTTGCAGAAGAATTGAGCCATGTTTTATATTCAATATCATTACCAACCACTTCTTTTCCGTATTGATTGACCAGAGTCAATTCCGGAATTTTGAACAAAACCCAGCGTGGAATGGTATGCGAGTCAGTTGTAAGACCGTTATGTTTATGTGGATTAACCACGCGGGCGAAACAACTTATAATTGTCAGTTCCAGTGTACATCCTTGGTTTCCGGGAGGAATAGGGATAAGATCACCTTCCCCTGATGCTGTACGCGGAATATACGAGCGCAGATATCCAACCCGATTCATTTGCCAGCCACCCCTCCAACCTGTATATCCACCACTGTCATAATACCTTAGAGAAGTCATTTTAGGAGTACCATATTCTACATCTCCATCCACCCATTTACCGTTTATCTCTTTATAATGCCGGAAAAATCCTTCCTCCTCTGATTCTTTGTCATATACCCTATTTTCATAATGCATCTTTATATTTCCGTCCGTATCAATAATCCGCAAGATATATGATATATTATATTCCTTGATATCCTGCATTTTCTCATAGGCACTTTTTCCGTTTAATGCCGTCGCTTCTTCAAAAGGGTTATATCTGCCATCAATCATCGCTTCGACTTTTAATCGCAGCATTATATCAGTCAAACAGGATTTTCCATCCAGAATTACACCTGGAGAAGAATAATTAAAAACAACACGTGTTTCCGGTAATGACAAAGTACGCCGTACTTTAAAAAGCCACGGTGCTCCATAATCACTTCCGGAGGTATCTATGGGAGTTTCAGTTCCAAAAAGCGGCATCTTATATACATCCCTGATGCGCGATGCTATTCCGAAGGCCTCACTCCCGGAAAAGACAGGAATAATCCTGAAAAGTAAAGCCTTGTCAGGTCTTATCTCCAGTTCTTCACTTACCCCGGTTGTTTTTTTAAGGTCAATCATAAAGCCGATATTATTATCCACAAACGGACTTTTGCTTAGATCCTTGGCTACATAATACCGTTCCGCTCCTTCATCAAGCATTTTTTCTGTCAATGTAGTAGAATAAAGTTTCTTTTGAGGATAAGGACTGAAAGTAAGAGTCACATTCTTATATGTCTTGTCGACTCCCAATACTGCGTCATCACTTTCCCAGTGAATTTGTTCGGGTTTAAATTCTGCTTGTACGGCATTCAAATCATAGATAAACAGTTTTCCTTCACGCTGGATCAGACGTAGAGCAAACGGACGAAGAATTTCGTCAAGCACTTCGCGCATCGTCAACGGCACTCCCTCCTCATCATAAAAGTTCTCACAACTGATTCCTACATTATCCAACATTTCACCGGAAACCGAGCTACAAGTAGTTGATATGTATCTTTCAATCCCCCGGTTATTTATTTTAGTCTCAGCAATAAAGTTATCAATCAAGACACTTATCGAACGTGTCCCCCTCAAAGAGAAATTCATCCGGTCAAGCAAGGAAAAGTCACTGAACGTCAGCTTCACCTCATATTCATTTTCATAAGAGAACGGTTCTTCATAAGCTTCTGTATCCAACGTACCGCTCCAGTACAACACATCATCCCGATATGCATCCATGCGGATACTTCCTGCTTCAACAGTATACAGGTCTTTATATTGCCGGTTTACCTTGCTGACTATTTCCAAGGTTGCGGCACTGCCCTGCACCGGCTCCAGTTTATCAGTTTCCGCCCATTCGAATACCAACGGGGTTTCTGCCGGAAAACGAAGTTCCGCAACAGCCGGATAAGGAACATTCGCATCCTGCCATATCTCAACACGCCACAGTACACCTGCCACACTGAAGAACTCCCCCTGATATCTTAATTGCTTTTCCATTGTCTTATCTTGTACGTTGATTATATCGGTCTACCTTATTTAAAACACCACGAAGCATTCTGCCATCTATCTTGAATTCTACAATTCCACCCATACCACCGGAAGGTTGAATCAATTGGCGGAGTTTGTTGAGTGGTGCAACTACTTCCGGATTGTTCCGGGCACCGGAATATTCACCGAAAATCCCCATTGTGGGACCGTATGCCAGTCCACCGTTTGCAAATTTGGGTAAACTCGCCAAAGCAGCCAACACACTCGCCACAGCAGCCACCGCCAGAATAGGACCGACAATAGGGATACTTGATGTAGCTGCTGCAGCACCGGAACCGGCTTGTGCGGTATTGGCTGTCACTTCCTGTCGTTGTACGCCTATTAATGCCAGCATCTGTGGAATAACAGCCCCTATGGACTGGACAACATTTCCTGCCCAGTTCAGCCATTCTCCCGCAGCTCCTCCGACAGCTTGACCTATACTGCCCATTGCACTGCCCACCGCTCCCATACTTTCAACCATATCCTGATTCTTCTGATATGCTTTGTCAATAGCTTCGTTCCATTGTTCAAAACCGGACTTCTTAGGTTCCAACTTCGGCATATCAAATTCAGGGAGTTTCATTTTCTTGATGTAGTCATGTGTTAGTATGTCCGGCTGCTGCTTGGGATGTTTGTTATTCTCTTCATTCTGAAAATCTTCCGCCATTTTTCCAAGCGTACGTCCGGCATCGGAAGCAGGAACCACACCTACATTAATCTCACCATGAGTACTCTTAAAAGCCTCCTTCTCAATCCATATTTTTACGCCTTCGATTTGACTCTTCAACCTGTCAATCTTAACCTGTAACTCTATGGAGGCTTGTCCGACAGGCTTAGCGGACAGTTCTTTTTCATATTTAGACAGTTCAGTTTTCATGGCATCAATACTGCCACTTATAAAAGCTGGGTCGCCTCCGATACCCATCGCTTTTTCTTTAGCCTTTTTAAGGGTCTCTAGCTGATTGATCTGAACCTGTATGTTACGGCCCTCCTCGTCCGATGCCGTTTGTTGCGCGGCTTGGAGTTCTTCTATTTTCTTCTTGATATCAGACAGAGTAAGAGACTCTTGCTTTAGGTTGTCATTTTTCTTATCCCCTTCTCCCTTTACCGTTTTCTGAGAAACTTTAGGTTCAGGAATAGTTTTGCCGAATACAGAAACAATGCGGTTATATTCTTTCTCATAGTCAGCCCTTGCCTGTTTGATTCCATTAACATACGTCATGACCGGATTAGTTGTATTAACTTTCCCCGCCTGTCCATACACTTCTATTACATCCAGTTTCTTAATAAATTTCGCCCACCGTTCAGGTATTTCCTTCTCGCCTTTACGAATGCTGTTAGCTATGCCATCAAATACTCGTGCACCGGTTTCCTCACCAAACTTTTGAGTGAGCACGCTACGCATTTTAGTCAGCATCTCGCTTTCTTTACCGGCTAATGAGTCCCCCGCAGAAGTTAATGCTTTTTCCCCGGCACGAGCTCGTGCTGTATTGATGATCGCTTCAGACAGCAAATCATACGCCTTGCGCGCATTATCTACCTTAATCTCTTCAATGCCCAATCGTTGCAAGTAATCGCCATAGGTTTCCTGTATGCGGTCACGGGCACGTTTCCATTCATCCGTTCCCTCCTTCGCATTCAACAACGGAGCGAATAGCGCATCCAGTTTCAGACGTTCCGTCGTGACTTCTTTCTGCATGCCAGACATTGCCTCATTTAACTTGTTCTGAGCCTTCTCCGCTTCACTGCTGCGTATGGCTATTTTATAAATGGCAGCGCCCAAAGCAACGGCAGCGACAGCGGCAAGCACATACGGACTGGCTGCGATTGCTATATTATCAACTTTGTGGCACCTGTGGTGGAGACTATTGCCGCACGGGCAGCAAGCACCTGCATCTGGTATACATAGAGGGCGCGCTTGCCCAGGTTCACAGCCCCGTTATAAGATAATTGGACTACAGTGGCAACTTTACCGGCTATTCCGACTTTGTTCAGCGCTCCAATGACTTCCTTAGCACTAAGGAACATTGACATGAGCAACAGTGAGTTTTCACTTAATACAGCCGCGTAGGCAGAGAATCCTCCCAGCGTATTGGAGATACTGATTTTCAGGTCGTCTACCTTCGCGCGCATCACTTCCAGCTTGTGCGCATTGGTTTCCGTCCGTATAGCCGCCTGTTCCTGCGCAACGTTGGTTCCGGTCAGTTTATGAGTCATTTCATCAACAGCTGTTGCATTCTGAATCAGATACTGGGCGGCGGCAATATTCTCCATACCGAAAAGTTTACTCAAATAAGCGGCATCCGTCAACTTCGGTTTAAGGGCATCTAGGGCGGAAGAAAGGGATGTTTTGCTCAGGTCAACCCCCAATTCCGTATTCAATTTCAGGATGATGTTTCTCAAGGCGGTTCCGGCTTCGCTGCCTTTCAGGTTGGCTTTGGACAGTACTTCAAGCGCTCCTGCACTCTGCTCCACTGTCAGGCCCATGGCGGAAGCGGCTGAACCTACTACCTTAAAGCTTTGTGAAAGCTCCCCGATTTCGGCCGCCCCATATTTACTTCCCGCCGCCAGCACATTGATAACCCGTTCCGCCTCATTGGCCGATAATCCGAACTGGTTGATCGTACCTGCCAGAGATGTGGCGGCTGCATCAATGGTCATTCCTGAGGCTTGCGCCAACGTCACGCTCTTTGCCTGCAAGTTGTTCAAACCGGACATACCGATTGTGGCAACATCTATCTGGCTGGCAAGAATCGAATATGCACGGGCGGCCGTATCAGCTCCGAGACCGGAATCTTTTCCGAGTTTACGGGCATTCTCCCTCAGTGCTTCAAGGTCATCACCAAGAATACCGGTAATAGAACTAAGGTCAGCCATAGACTGTCCGAAGGACATACCTCCTTGAGACAATTCACTAAAACTACTGCTAAGGCGTTCCGTCACTCCAAGCAAAGCGTTGACGTCAGGCATTTTCAATTTGCTGCAGAGACTTCCGAACCGGGCGGTTGTCGAACACACTGACTTCGCCGATTTATCAACGCCATCAAACATTTTTCTAACGTTGGCCAATGCACCTGAAATATTATTTTTCAGGTTCAAAACGATGTCAAATGAAACTTTTTCCATATATTTGCGTAGTTAAAGTAATGAGCCTATGACTTTTATCGGATTCTTATTAGTTGTATTCTTCGGAGGTGGAGCGTTGCTATTGCTTTTCCATAGGGAAAAGTGTGAATTAACCGAGAAGGATATCGACGAGCTCATCCACGAACTGGAAGAAGAGAAGAAAAACCTCAAGCCCTATTCCACAGAGCCTTGATTTCGTCAAACCTTTCCTGTGTACTGGGCTCTTCCTCCGCTTCCTTTACAGGCTGTACATCCCAGGAGAACCGGCATACGTCAGTCAATTCCAGCCCTTTCTTACTGTAAGGTTTCAATATACTGCAAGCCAGAAAACGTGACTGTTCCCACTGTCTGCGTTCCGCATACGTTTCTTTTTGTTGCCAGGCTTCAAAGACAGCTGTAAACTCTAATGGGGTGAGACGGCAGAAATCATTCAGACACATCCCGACACACCCCATAGCCAGTCCTAACAGAGATTCGATTGTTACACTTTCGCCCCCTTCTTTTTTTTTGCCCCGTTTTCTTCCATAGCCATTCCATTCTGAAAAGAGGTGAAATCGTCCAGGTTGATGCCGTCAGCAAACTGCTCGAAGGTCAATTGGAAATCCACCTTATCAGCACGGCAAGCGCTACGTACACAACAATACATGAACATTGTCAACTGTTCTATGTCAGCACCGATCTCATTTACATCCTTGCCCGTTTCATGTTTGAAGTCGATCATTGCCCCCATTGTAACACGGGAGGGATATTCTTTCGCGCAAATGATTACTTTATTCATTGTAAGATTCAACTATTAGAAATGACACACTATCCTTGCGGAGCCACTGTTTTAGTGGCTACCGGACCGGAGTTTTCCAACGAAATGGTATAGGTAGAATCATCATCCGAAGGCGATGTCTCGTCAAGACTGGTAATAAGGAACTTTCCTTCACGATACTTCGTTGTTTCTTCACCACGAAGCGCATAACGTACAGTTACGGGCTCACTCTTTTCCCAAAGTTCCAGGAGTTTGTCGTATCCCATTTCATCCCCATAAAATTTAAAACCTTCGGAACTGATTTCAACAGACAAACCGCTTACTGATTTTTCCTTCCACTTGCCGGCACTGGATGCCGCCGCCTTGGTTTCCAAAGTTGGCTTTACAGCACGCTCCTTGGTTTCCGCTTTATTGCTTATCGTACATGTCTTCGAGTGTCCCATAGGAGTGAAGGTATCTTCAAGCATCATCCCCACCAGCATATCACTGCCATGTATATAT